TCGCCACCACGGGGATGTGCTCCGTGGCTTGCGGAGTGACGCCTCCGTCGTAAAGCGGTAAAACAAGTTCTTGCATCTGTGGCAGGGTGATGTTGACGGCGGGGACAATGAGAAATCCCCGCCGTTCCGCTTTGCCCCAAGGCCAGCCAGCAGGACGGGCGGCGATGATATCGCCTGCTTTTTTGCGGTGAGCCTCGGGTTCATCACGACCCGCCAGGAGCAGGTCGACCTTCATTACCGCGTCACCAGTTCAGCCGTCACTGTCACCGAGTTGGCACCCCCGGTTTCCTCGAAGACCAACTTGCCGTACATGGCGAAGGGCAGGTTGATGTCCTCCAGAATGTTCCCGTCCCCCGCAGGGCCAGAACTGGCGGTAAGGCCAGAAAACAGGACGCCCAGGCTGGTTGCACCGTTACTCCCTATGGCGGTCGGCTCCACAAAGGTGCCAGACCTGGAGTTGGACACCTTGAGCGTCACCTTGAGAGTGCCGGAACCGGATACGGCGAGAGACAGCCCGGCGTAGCCTTGCAGATTCTTCAACGCGAATACGGAGGACTCGTAGGAATCACCCGCCGCGATTGTCTCAGCGGAAGCCAGGACCTGAGTTTCCATCGTGGGAATGTTCATATTGTGTAATCCTCTCTTATCCAATCCACGTCAGGTTGTTGGGCTTGCGCCCTACGACGTGGTCCATGAAGTTCTCAAGTTCGAGGTCGAGTTGCCGGTCGTGCCATTCCTTTACGGCACGTTGTTCATCCCGGGCCATGGCCTCGACCCAGTAAGCAACGCCCAGGGCCAGCGCATCCAGGCGGTCGTCATGCTTCAACGCTCCGCGCTCATGTGTGAGCCGGGTCATCTGGTGGAACAGGCTGTAGGTGGGGTCTTTGTGTACCTGTTTCAGGTCTTTTTCCACGACAGACGGGTCGACCACTAAACGATGGGCGTTCATCACCGGTTCAAGAACGTCGATGATGCGGCGTTCCTTCTGTGTGTGTACGCGGATTTCTTCCGTGGTGCAGGGGTAGACCTTCCCCAGGACAGGCTGCAGGAGGGCTTCGTACATTCCGTCACCGAAGTTCGCTTCGATGAGGATGCGTTTCACCTGGTGTTTCTTCGCTATTCCCGCCAGGGCATTCAGGGTGTCGTTTTCGTAGCCTCCCTTGATACCCCCAGCCTCAGGAACGAACAGGTTTCCGTGGAGTGCCTTGACCACCGCGTATCCGGTTTCGTCCTTGCCGCGACCAGACGGGTCGATGGCCAGGATGGCCCCCTCGTAATCAGCCCATTCGGTGTCGACGAACATGGGGCGGTAGAAGCGGTCCCCGGCGAATCCGATGCCAGGGAATTCCTTGATTTCCTGGTCGGGCCCGGAGCCGTACTGGAGAGAGATGGGAGCCTTGTCCCGGCCCACGTTCGCAATGATGAGGTCCCCGGTCTTCAGCGGGTACTTCTCCGCGTCGGACAGGCTGGTGTCGAGCATGAACTGGAGGGCAAAGCCAGATCGGCCCCAGGCAGCTTCACGCTCGTGGAGGTCCATCTCGTTGAACCGCTGCGGGTCCGTGGGCTTCCCTACCAGGGAAGAATCGTTTTCCAGGTCGTTCAGGATGTCTTCGGCCAGGCATCCCTGGTATGAAGCAATCTTCGCGTTCTGGGGGTAGCGGGCGGGCCAGATTCGGGTTTCGTATCCGCGTTCCTGGAGTTTGCTGTAGATGGACTCCTCGGTCTGCGGAGTACCGAGGAACGTGATGTAGCCTCCAGGCACGATGATGGCCTCAAACTCCATGACGGTCTTCAGGAGCTTCTCCCGGGCCGTTTGGGTCGCGGAGTTGTTCGGAATCTCAACGTCGTCCGCGATGATGTGGTCGGCGCGGCTGCCGGTAAGCTGGCCGAAGATGCCAACGGATTTCACCGAGGGGGCGTGTGCGGCCTTTGCAGGAGCCACGTCGAACGCCAGCTTGGAGGTCCGGTCGCCCTCGGGGACGAGGTGCCGGAGGATGTGCATCTCGCGGATGAGGCGAAGGGTGAACGTGGAGAAGTCGATAGCCCGGTCCTTGGAGGCCGAGACGATGAGGAACTTCTTGTCTGGGTCCCGCAGCAGGTTCCACACGACAAACGCTGAAGTAATCCAGGATTTTCCCACCCCACGGAACGCCTGGAGAACTTTACGGCGTCCGCCGTGTTGGAGCCAGTACGCCATCTCGTATTGCTTGGGCGTCGGGGGTGGGAGTCCCAGATGTTTCCAGACGACGTACAGGAAGTTCCTGAAGTCGGCCAGAATCGGATTTTTAGGCGTCATAGAACTCGGTATCGAAGGGGAGGTCCTCGGACTTCTTTAAGATGTCGAGGGCGTCCCCTTCCTCGATTTCAATTTGGATACCGTTGTCCCGGAGAATCTGGCGGATGGTCGCCAGTTCAGCGGCGGTGACTTCGCCGCTTTTCACCCTGGCAATCAGGTGTTCCACGGTGAGGTCCATCAGTTTCCCCAGGAGTTTTTCGTCGGTCTTCATGGTCAAGGGTTAGCCTCCAAAGACCTGCTGTAGGAGGGTCCAAGCGAACCGGCTAACCACGAACGTCATTCCTGCGGTGAGGACTCCGAGGATGTACTTCTGTACCCGCAGTTGCCCCTCATAAGGACAAGTGGCTGCCCGGCTCTTCTCGAACCGGGCGCGGGCTATAGAAGCGTCTTTTTCAGAATCCCTGAGTTGGTCACGCAGGATACACGCTTCGGCTTCCAAAGCTTTGATCCGATAGTCATGGGCGGTCGCCGTTTCAGAAAAAGCTGAAATTTTCTCGATGCTTTGAGTGAGGGCTTGGAGTTGAGTGCTGATGACGGGAATCAGGGAGGTCGACTCCCTGATTTCCCGGATGACTTGCCAGAGTTGGTCAATCTGCCGCTGGGCTTCACCCAGGGAGAAGTCGTCAGGAGACATCAGTAGCCGATGGCCAACCAGTAGAAGTTACGGGCATTTGGCCCGGTGTTGTAGATAGTGAATCCGGTCTTGCTGAGAGCACCAGTCGCCCAGTTGTCCCCGTTCATGTCCCCATAGACCGGAACGGCTATTGGCACGAGACAGGCATTGGGAAACGCCATCGGAAAAGTTACCGCATATGAAGCATCTCCGCCAAATGCAGACGGCGTGACACCCCACTGTATGATGGTACCGTTCGGCAATACGGAATACCCGGTGGCTTGGAACTGCTGGCTCCAAGAACCAGAAGGAATGGCGGCATCCAGTTCCCCGATTGCCTGCACAAGGTCAGCGCCCTGTGTTATGTGGTTAGCTGAGGAATAGTTCGGTGTCTCAGCGCCCCAAGCGGATTTCCCGATGAAGTCAAGGACCGAGTTGATTTCCGTGGTGTTGCTGTCAGCCTGGGTGTCCGCAGCCGAAGCCAGGTCGTGGACAGCTTTCAGGTTCGCGTCGAGAACGCCGAAGGACGTTTCCAGATTGTGCCCGTCGGTGAGGTAGTTGTTCGAGGAATACTGCGGGTAGACTGTCCCTGCGGCGTCTTTCCCGATGAACGTACGGATTCGTCCATCTTCGGTTTCCAGCGCCGTCTGTGCGGCGGACAGGTTGGCGTCGGACTGGGTCTTCGTGTAATACAGGCTGTTGTGCCAGTGGTTGAAAGCTTCAAACAGGGAGTTTTCAGCCATCTCCTGTAAGAAGAAGAACAACTGGTTGAACGCCTTGTCCAGGTCGGCTTCCTTGAGAATGCCTCCATCCGTGAAGTCGACCAGCCGCTGGTTGAAAGGAGTGTTCCTTTGAATACGGACGGTTGCCCCGGATGCCGGAACGATGTCCAATTCCACACTTTGCGTGGTGGTCAACGTGAATCCCACCGCCAACCCATCCACCAAAACGGTTACATGGTCGGGATCGAGATACGGAAAACTGAATACAAACGTTTTAGTCACACCGTCACCCGAATAGGTAACGTAACTGTTTCCTGCTGCCATTTATCCAAATCTCGCTTTCGAGAGGTATTGGTCTTCGCGTTTCTTTGCCATTACCTTCATGTACACGTCAGGATGCTCGCGTAGGAACTTCTTACGGCCATACGCACGGAACCGTGAAATAACACGCTTGATGGCGTCAGATTTCCCTTCGTCATACATGATGGACTGATATTCCCGGGAATGTACGAACTGATTGAGCACCTGGAGGAGGGGTTTTGTTTCTCCTTTGGTGACGGCAATCTGGTAGGCGTCGTATTCTTCAGGAGACAAATCCACACCATTGATGGCTTTGGGTAGGTCACCGACAGCCATCTTCAAACGGAACATTTCCTGGAGCGCAGGGTCTTGTTTCTCTTCCTTCACCCAAAAGGGCAGGAGGCCGCCGAGAAGACCCTGACCGTATTGCACGGCTTCACCTGTAATCGGGTGGCGCTTCGGAGGAATCGCTTTGGAGGCACCCGGTATACGCTTTTTCATTCCGTCGGAAATGGAATTCATCTCCTTGACCTGGGCGTCGAAATACGACGTGTTGACCTGGTTCAGAAAGTTGGGGATGAAGCCGCCCACGAAGTTGGCGACGAAGCGTTCGCCGAAACGCCCAGGCTCGTTCAAGGCCGTGACGATATCCGTGAGACCCTTCAGGTAGGTTTTGGACATGATGTTCCGTGACAGGGCCACAACGGCTGCGGAAGCGAACTCGGTGTATTCCTCGTCGTCCAGGTGGGGGGCCACTTCCACGAAATCCGCACACAACCCGAAGAAGGTGCCAAACGGGTCAGACCTGCTGAAGGAGATGGTTTTGTTTCCGATCTTGAAGGCGTAGGGCTGTTGGCCGATAAGGTACCGCTGTTCCCGGTTTTTGTCGTCCGCACCCCCGGTAATTTTCCCCATGGCTGCGAGGGTCGTCCCCATGGCGAACAGCGCGGATCCGGTCGCCAGTTTGGCCTTGGCCAATTCGGCCCTGGCCCCACCGGCAGCGATGTCCGCCTTGATCTGACTGGAGAACGACCGGGCAATCGGAGTCCGGTGGCTGACGTACTTCATGATGTTCACAGGGGTCCGCACGAACGGGAAGACGAACTTCAAGGGCGTGGAACTGTTGGTCAGCCGCTGGAACTTCTGCCCAACTTCACCCAAATCATCCTGGAAAGTGAGGTGACGCATCCGCTTGGTTAGCGTGTCCGTGAGGTGCTGCGGCGGATTCTCCAGGAATTCCCGGATGGTTTGCTTGATGGCCGAGCGGTCGCCTCCTTGCGATACGGCGGCACGTACTGCCTGACCAGCCAGCTCGGATCGGTAGGCCATGGTCTTGAAAATCTCGTCGGTCGTGACGAGTACTCGCCCAGGTATCCCGATAGCGGCTCCCAAGAAATCAGCCGTCTTACCGAACAGGCTGCCTTCCTCAGCGCCGAAGGCAGCACCGGAGATGGCCCGGTAGTAGTTTTCCTGTGTGGTCCGGGGGTCGATGACCGGCGCATCTTTGGCAAAAGCCTTCCAGGCGTTTCCGACCCGGCGGTCTTTTACATCGACTTCTTTGAGAAACTTCAGGGGGCCGGTAAGACCCTCGTTTGGCGTCCGTGCCAACGCTTCGGACATGGCGTCGCTGGAAAGCTTGAAGGCGTCGAACAGGCCCTGAAGCATTCCCAGGGTGCGTGCGCCGACCTCGGTGAAGGTGATTTCACCCTTCCCACCACGAAAGACGTTTGCTGTTGCGGCCACGGAGTGTTCCACCAGGTCCATGAACTGGACCGCCGCGTTGCCGAGGATGTTCACCACGGCGGTGTGTGGGCCGGAGAGAATGCTGTTAATCCAGTAGAACTGGATCGCGTCGACGGTCTTGGCCTTTACGGTGTCGCGGATAAATTTGTTCCGCTTGGCTCCGGCAGGAATCCGCTTGTAGTTCTGCGCCCATTTCCGAATGGTGCGTTTACCGCCCTTCACGGACAGTATTTCCTCCAGAGCGTTCTGGTCCAGCATCCCGTCGCGGCCTACCTTGTACATATTCAAGGCGCGGGCGATATTCGTCTGGGTACCCTTTACTTGGGCTTGAATCCCAGCATGGATGTCCACCATTCTGCGGAGCTTCACCCAGTTGGCCGTGGTGTCGCCCATAGGGTCAGCGACACGGGAAATGAGGTCGTCGATCCGCTTTGCCGACCCGGCCAGGAGTTGGTTCACCGCAAAGACTTTGGCATCGAGGTTCTGCGTGTCTTGGAACAGCCGGTTCGACAGCAGGACCTTCTCTTCTGTCCCGAGGAGTTCCGCTAAGGCTTTTGCATCTGCCTGTTTGGAAACTTCCCCGCCTTTTGCCTGGCGGATGAAATCTGTGTACGTATCCTGGAACACCTGGAGGACGTAGTGGACATCCTCCTCGGTGTTGATGTACTCGGGGTTGAACCCTGAATCGAAATCGTCTCCGACGTATTCTCCCTTCCGAATCTTCCTCAGGAGCTTGTCGGTATCCACGCCCTTCGGGCTGATTTTCGTCTTGATGAGTTTGGCTTTACCGCCGGTTACGTCAGCCACAGCCGTGGCGTCAAAGACATCGAGGTCGGTACCTTTGACAGCGACACGCCCCGTTTCATCAACCCCTTGGGCCACCATTTCTGGTGCGGCCTTTTTCAGCTTCCTGAAAGCACGAAGACCTTTCAGGAGGCCTTCACCCGCCAGGCCTAAGCCCAGGCCTTCGATGGCGTTTTTCACCCGGCCTTCGAGTTCCGTGTCGTCCTCGTCAGCCGCAAGCCATTCTGTGACCGGATTTTCCAGGGCTGTATTCTGGATCAGGTTGGACAGCCTGGCTTCCATGGGGTCGAATACGGTGGCGTCCGTAATTGCGCCCGCCACCATGGGAGCCGCCAGTTTCCCGGTAAGGCCCAGCAGCTTGACTCCGCGAAGCGCTGGAATGAATCCAAGCAGAAACTTCGTGGTGTCACGAATCATGGAGCCTGTCACCGACTCGGATTCCTCCAGGTCGAACTGGAAGGTGTCGGGATGGGTTTCATGGATTCCACGGAGAGGCTCGATGTTTGTACCGAGCCAATCCCAGACGTGGTCTGTGAGGCTGGAAGCCTGATTGAAGACGTCTCCAGCCCCACGAGCGATTTCCTTGGGAGCATCCCCAAGGCCGGTCTTGATATCACCCCAAAAGCCTCGGCTTTCTTGGGAGCGACCATATCTATCCTGAAGCCATTCTTCGATTTCAGGGTCGACGTACAAAGCGGGAGTATAGCTGTGCCCTATGTTGTCGATGTATTCAGGGGAATCAAACATTTAAAAGACCTCAGTCTTTCTTCGGTCCTTGCAGAAGGATAGGGGCGATGGCAAACAGCTGGTCGTAAGCTTGGAGAGCTTTACGAGCGTCGTAACCTACGTTTTCTTGGAGTCCTTCCCAAAGCATGGGTCCGATGGTGAACATTTCGTCGAAAAATCGGACAGGGTCGGCTCCTCGGAGACTTTCGACCCGCTGTATGAATTCCTTCTCCCCTTCACTGGCACCTTGGGTTCCCCGAAAAACCTGCTTGAGGCCTTCCCTGTAGTGTTGTTCCTGGAA